AAGCACTTCTCAAGGGTCTCGAACATGAAGCACCGATGCAGGTGCCGACCGAGGAGAAGCGGTCTCCCGTAGTCTCCTCTGCCGTTCAGCAGCTCACGCCGTTTCTGGGCGCGGGCAAGGACACCTCGCATCTCTCTGGGATGCAGGATGTGCTCGCTGATCGACTGACCCGCCTGATCACCGAAGCCCCGCAGTCTGTCCGCGACGGCATCAAGATCAACTCGGGCTATCGTTCCCCTGAGCGTCAGGCTCAGATTTTCAAAGAGGCCGTGGCCAAGTACGGCTCCGAGGCCGCTGCCCGCAAGTGGGCTGCACCTCCGGGGCGGTCGAACCACAATCACGGCCAAGCTGCCGACATCGGCTTCCAGACGGAAGAGGCACGCGCCTACTTCCACGCCAATGCCTCCCGGTACGACCTCGCGTTCCCCATGGCGCACGAGCCGTGGCACATCGAGACCAAAGAAGCTCGCATGAAGAAGCCAGTCGTGGATGTCCCTGCGGATATTCGCGGCTACATCGAAGAGGCTGCGTCTCGTGCTGGCGTTCCGGTCAACGTCATGATGGCCATCGCCAAGCAGGAGAGTGACTTCGGTCGCGCCAAGGACCCCACGTCGAGTTCGGCGAAGGGTCTCTACCAGTTCATCGACGGGACTTGGGAGAGCATGGTCAAGACGGCTGCGCCGATCTATGGCCTGCCAACCACGATCACCCGCGACGATCACCGGGCCAGTGCCTTCATGGGCGCTGAGTACGCACGGCAGAACAAGATCGCATTCGAGAAGGTCATGGGCCGTCCGCAGAAGGATGGTGAGATGTACATCTCGCACTTCATGGGCACTCAGGGTGGCATCGACTTCGTGAAGGCATACGAGCAGAACCCCGGTCAGAACGCCGCTGCTGCATTCCCGAAGGCCGCTAACGCCAACAAGACGATCTTCTACAACGACAACGGCACGCCGCGCTCGATGGCTCAGGTCTACAGCAAGCTGTCCGCCTACGTTGACGGCAACACCGACTACAAGACCGCTGCAGGCCCGATCAACTTCGCAGCTCCGGTCACTCCCGGCGATCTCACCCCGGCTCGTCCTGCGGCTTCGCAGAAGGAGACGATGGACATGAACGTCGCCATGGCGAAGCGTGAAGCTGAGATGCCGTGGTATCAGGGCGTGGCCGATGCGGTCAGCCAGAACTCGATCACCGCTCGCATCCTGCAGAACAACCCGCACTTCACTCCAGACGTATCCTTCGTGCTCACGCCGCAGACGCAGCAGCAGCTCCAGAAGGACTATCAGCTCTCCCCGGAGATGATGCCTCGGCTGGAACAGGCTGTGTCGGCGAACCATGCTGAATACATCGCCGCTCAGGCGCAGCGTGACCAGCAGGCGCAGGAGCACCTCAGCTCCATGGGCTGGACCGGCGCGGGCCTCTCGCTCGCCACGGCTCTGCTCGATCCTATCGCGCTCGGCGTCGGTATCGGATCAGGTGGCCTCGCGGACATCGCGGGTGTCGCTATGGGTGCCGGGCAGGTTGGCCGTATGGCACTGCAGGCGGGCGCTGGCGCTGGCGCTAACGTTGGCCTTGAGCTGGCGGAACGGCGCTACGGCGGGGCAGGCGAGAACAGCTTGCTCATGACCGCTGCCATGGGTGCGATGTTCGGTGGTGCCTATGGCCTGCTGTCCCGCAACCCGGCGACGCTGGAGGAAGCACGCAAGCTCTCCCAGCTCGGCAAGTCCATGAAGGACGATCTGCAGAACGGCACCTCGCTGTCATCTGGCAACCTCGGCGCTGCGGGCAACCCCAACGCGACCGACGCCTTCCTGAACGACAAGGCATTCATCGCCACTCAGGACAAGGATGTGGCCTACACGGTCAACAGCATCATGGGTGTCAAGACCGGGCGCTTCGACGCAGTCGGTCAGTTGAAGTCCGTGAAGGACCCCAACACGCGCCTCGTGGGTGGCGCTCTCGGTGAAGACGCCGTGGGCAACGCAGACCACTCACTCAACTCGTTCTCGGCCACCGAGGACATGGAGCGCATGCACCGCGCCGATCTCGCGCAGCTCAATCAGATGTGGGCTCCCGCTGCATCGGAGTGGGCGAAGGACAACGGCTATCGCCTCGGTCGCCTCACAGGCGGCGCAGACTTCAACGATCTCGTCACCTCCTACATCCGTAACACCGACCCGACGTTGGATTGGCATCCGGCTGTACAGCGGCTCGGCGATCACATCGCAAAGATGAACCGCGAGAAGCTGCTCGACGCACAGAACCCGCTACGCCGTGAGGGCATGGTAGGGCGTCCGCTAAAGGGATGGGAGGAAATCCCAGAGAACCCCAACTACATGATGCGCATCTACGACGGCTTCAAGGTCAACCAGCTCATGGACGTTAGCCTCGGCAACGCCATCGGCCAGAAGGGCTTGGAGACGTGGTTCAAGAACGCAATGCGCAAGGCGCAGACGTGGATGGACGAAGAGCTGCTCGACCGTATTGCGGCGGGCACCGTCAAGCGTCTCCGCAACAAAGCCAACGGCATCGACGAAGCGATGAACATGATGCACTCCGGTTTCGATCTGGAGCACCTCAAGGGCATCCTCGTTGACGAGGGCTTGGACGAGAAGCGCGTCGAGCAAGTGCTCGGTACTGTTCGCATCAACACGGAGACCGGCAAAGACGCTCGCGCCCGGCACCGTATCCTGTTGGATGAGACGCACGTTGAGCGTGGCTATCGCACTGTCGATGGCAACACTCGCGACATCTCTCTCAGTGACTTCACCGTCACCGATGCGAAGCACCTCAGTGACATCTACTTCCGTCACATGAATGGCCGCATCGCTCTCGCTCGCGTTCGCATCAAGAACCCGACGACGGGTGAGATGCTCGTCAACGGCATCACGTCGGACACTGAGTTCGCAACGCTGCGCACGAAGCTGCGTCAGTCGATGCTTGATAGTGGCATGTCGAAGGGGGAGATGGACAAGGCTACGGCCAACCTCGACTTCCTTTATGACCGCACTCTCGGTCGCCCTGATCCTGCACAGAACGGTGCATGGGCAGACTGGCTGCGTCGCGTCCGCAAGTACAACTTCGTGCGGCAGGCTGGTTCGTTCGGTCTGGCTCAGCTTCCTGAAATGGCGATGATCCCGGCACAGCTCGGCGTCAAAGCGTTCATGCAGCACATGCCTGCGTTCAAGCGCATCATGACCACCGATGGTCGCACTATCCTCAAGGATGGTCTGGCTGCTGAGTGGGAAGCTGCGTTCGGCAACGGCACCGACCGTATGCGCGGCATGCAGTTCTTCAAGAACGAAGAGCTGGGTGGCCACACGCAGGGCGCAGTCGGCAAGCTCGACAATGCTCTCGACTTCGCACAGAACGCCGTGGCCGAAGCATCGGGCATGACGACGGTCAACACCATGCTGCAGCGTACCACCGCGAAGGTGATCACGCAGAAGTTCGCAGACATGGCCCTCGATCCGTCGAAGATCAACATGAAGCGCATGGCCTCACTGGGCCTCAGCGATGAGATGCTCAAGCGCATCCTGTCGCAGACTAAGCACTTCACGAAAGAGGACGGTGTCCTGTTCGACGGCAAGGTCACTAAGATGAACCTTGACCACTGGACGGATGCGGAAGCCCGCGCGGCTTTCGAGAACTCTGTCTTCCGTTGGTCGCGTCGCATCATCCAAGAGAACGACATCGGCAACATGCATCGCTGGGCCTCGGCTCCGCTGTGGCAGATGCTCTTCCAGTTCCGCACGTTCTCGATCAACTCTTGGAACAAGCAGTTCATGCTGAACATGCACATGCGAGACATGACCTCTTTCCACGTCATGACATACTCGCTCCTCGCGGGCGCGGGTGCTTACGCACTCCGTCAGCAGATCAACGCAGTGGGTCGCTCCGATAAGGACGACTTCCTCGCCAAGCGCCTGTCTCCCGACAAGCTCGCGCTCGGTGCATTCCAGAATACTGGATGGTCGTCGCTCATCCCCATGGGCATCGACACTGCAGGCTATCTCACCGGCAACAGCCCGGTGTTCGACGCACGCACCTCAGGCAACGCCTCGGATGTCATCTTCGGTTCGCCCACTGTTGGCTTCATCGACGACATCGCAAAGGCAGCGAAGGGTGTTGTGCAGCCGATCAAGGATGGCCGCGAACGCTCGCAGTTCGAGTATCGCAACATCGCTGCGGTTGCACCGCTCAAGAACTGGGCACCATGGCAAGGGCTTCTGTCCTCCATGATCTCCGGTGCCCCTGAACGGCCACCGCGCTAACACACATGCGGGGAGGTTGGGTTGCACTCCTACCTCCCTGCTTACATCAGAAAGAATAATGGCAAGCTACGTCTTCTATCCGGGTGACGGAACCCAGACTGACTGGGCAGTTCCGTTCCCCTACCTCTCGACTGACCACGTCAAGGTCTCTGTCGGCGGCGTCGCAAAGACGATCACTTGGCTCAACAGCGCTCTCGTGCGGATCACTCCCGCTGCTGCTGCAGGCACGGCGGTCCTCGTCCAGCGCGTCACCCAGAAGACGCCGATGACGGTCTTTGAGAATACCAACAACCTCACTGCAGAGAACCTGACGCTCGCCGAGACGCAGGCTCTGTTCATTGCGGAAGAGGCCAGCGACCGCGCCTCTCTGTCTATCACCATCGACGACGGCACAGGCCAGTACAGCTTCCAAGGACGACGCGCGATCAACATGGCCGACCCGGTCAATGATCAGGACGCCGTCACGAAGCACTGGGCCGAGACCGGCATGTCGTCCCAACTCCAACAGGCCACATCCGAGAAGTCTCAGGCTGTCGCAGCTCGACAGGCCGCTGAGGCTGCGCGTGATGTCGCCATCGCTAAGGCTACGGCTACCAATGCCGATGCCGTCGCCACCGCTGCTGATCGCGTCCAGACAGGACTGGATCGTGTAGCTACCGCTGCTGATGTCGTCACCGTGGCGCAGGACCGTGCTGTAGTTCGCGCAGATCGCGTTGCTGTCTCTGACGACCGTTCGACTGTCGCTGCAGACAAAGCGACCGTTGCCACTGACAAGGCCACTGTAGCTGCCGATAAGGCAACTGTAGCTGCCGACAAGGCGACCACGCAGGGTTACCGCGACACCGCGAAGACTCATCAGGACAATGCTGCTGCTTCGGCTGCTGCTGCCGCTCAGTCGGCGGGTAGCGTCAACGGCCCGAACCTCCTGACGAAGGACGGCAATCTCACCGGCTTGGCCGACAAGGGCGCTTCCCGAACCAACCTCGGCCTCGGTGCTGCGGCGGTGAAGGAGGTGGCTACGAAAGCTGCCATCGTAAGTGCATCCGGTAGTGACGTGATCGCGACCGATAAGGCGTGGGACGCTGCGAAGTGGGTTGACCTCGGCAACATCTCCGGGGTCGTCACCATCGACGCCAACACCGGCGCTCGCTTCCGCGCAACGCTGGTAGGAAACGTCACCATCGACGTGAGCAACGTGAAGGACGGTGCGCCGTTCGAGCTGGCGCTCTCGCAGGATGTCACAGGCAGTCGCACGGTGAGCTGGAACGTTAAGTTCAAGTGGCCGAGTGCTGCTGCTCCCGAGGTGGCAACCGCCGCCAGCAACTACGCCGTTATCGTGACGGGCGTGGGTGCGTGGAATGGCGACATCCTCGCTGCAGGCTGGAAGGTGACAGCGTAATGCTGTTGCCTTTCCTCAAGGCACGCATTGGCGGCGCTGACATCGACATGCTGCCCAACCCGTTCTCGTTCGCGACAGTGGGTGGCCAACCGCCTAGCACGATGGTGGCGTCTGCCATTGTGCAGATCACAGGGATCAGCGTCCCTGTGCCCGTCACCGTGAACACCGGCCAATTCCGCATCCTCGACGCCACACAGACCATCGTCATTCAGGATTGGGGCACGCTCGGCTCGATCAAGAGGGGTCAGTGCATCCAGCTTCGCCAGACCTCTTCCGGCACCTACAGCGGCTCCGTCTCGATGGGTGTCAATGTCGGTAAGGCTTCGGTTGTCTGGTACGTCACGACTGTATCGGTCACAGGCGGCTCCGCAGGATGGGGCACCCCCGGCACCTACTACTACCCAATCCCGTACCACAACACATTCAACTTCGATGTCTACGGTGCAGGCGGCGGCGGTGGTGGTTGCGGCGGTGTCATCGTTGGTCCGACTTACTACAGCGGCGGCCCCGGCAGCACTGGCGGTTACTCGCAGATTTATGACGAGGAAACTGGAGGTGGCAAGGTCAACGTCATCGGCTGGGCTGGTGGCGGCGGGTCAGGCATGCAGTACGTCGGCGGCAACTTCACCTACGGCGACGGCGGTGCTGGTAGCGGCCAAGGCGGCGACGGCATCATTCCCGGTGGTGGTGCAGGCGGCGGCGGAAGCAGCGTCATGTATCCGTCCTACGCACCGGACTTTCGCTACTACGGCGGCAACGGTGGCCCCGGTGGTCGCGCCTATCGCGGCGTGTCTCGCGGCCTTCTCACGCCCGGCACTCGGCTCGTCATTATCGTCGGCCAAGGCGGCGCACCCGGAGGCGACAGTCCTGACCAAGGCTACGTCCGACAGGGCGGCGGCTGGGGCGGCAACGGCGCTTCTTACATTTCATGGGGTTAACAATGCAATATGTAGTTCAGGAAACTACTCCCGGTGCGTTCGTCGAAGTACAGTTCGGCGCAAGCATCTCTATCGGCGATGTGCTGCATCCGTGGCAGATCACCGAACTATGGACTGACGCGGAGCTGGAAGCCATCGGCGTCTTCCGCGTTGAACCCGCTGTACCGCCGAATGAAAACGCGGTGGTCATCGGTTACTCGTTCAGTCGAGTGGAAGGCAAGGTCTCTCAGCTACTCCAGCTTGAGTTCAAGGATGCACCTGACGTTCGGGTGTCGCCACGGCAGCTTCGGCTGGCAATGAACCAGATGGGATTGCGGGACCAGATCGAAGACTGGGTCGCGGCTCAGCCTCGCGACGTGCGGGATAGCTGGCAATACTCCACGGAGTTCTATGCCTCGCACCCGTTCGTCCAAGGCGCGAAGGTCGCACTCGGTAAGTCGGACACGGAGTTGGTGGCACTGTTTGCTGCTGCTTCCATGATCCCGACATGAACCTTGAGCATGTAACGAACGGGACGGCAGTAGGCGCTATCACTAGCTACTTCTGGCTCCCGTCGTTCCACTCTATCTCGGCAGCATGCGCCGAAGTCGTGCCGGTCCTCGGTGCCCTGTGGCTCCTGATCCAGATCGGTTTCAAGTTCTATGATCGGTACTCTGGGCGACCGTGATCCGCATTCGTAAGGTGGACGGTTTCAAACACTCTCGGGTGCTTTGCGACCTCCACGACGAAACCTTCGGTGACAGCGCCCCGCAGCTCGATACGACCTACGGTCACTACTGGATCGCATACGACGAGGCCACTCCGGTCGGCTTCTGTTGGATGACACAATCCACCCTGGCACCCGACATTGGTTACCTGAAACGCGCTGGCGTCCTCCCTGCATATCGCGGGCAGGGGATGCAGCTCCGTCTCCTTAAGGTCCGCGAAGCTGAGGCTAAGCGGCAGGGATGGACGCGCACGATCAGCGACACCGCATTCCACAACATCTCCTCCTCCAACAATCTGATCCGTGCTGGCTACAAGCTGTTCGAGCCGCCCCATCGCTGGGCGTTCGCCAGTGGCCTGTACTGGACGAAGGACCTCACATGAGCAGCAATTCCGGCAAGGCATCGCTGGAGCTGATGGAGATACTCCACGGCATCCTCGCGACCTCGCTCGCCGACAAGATCAGGGACGGCACGGCCACTGCGGCTGACCTCTCGGTCGCCCGCCAGTTCCTTAAGGACAACGGCGTGGACGCTATCCCGACGAAGGGCAACGGCCTCGGCAAGCTGGCCGAACAGCTCCCATTCAAAGACACGGACGACGAAGACGAATGACACCCGACCTCATCTCGGTTTCTGTTGCTGACTTCCTCTGGAAGGCTGGTATCAAGAAGGCCGGGGCACTCTCCGCTGCCACGCGCAGTGACGACGGCAAGACCTTCACCGGGTCTGGCGTCAAGCCCGGCTCCAGCGTTGTGGTGCTCGTCAACGCAGCCAGCGTTGCCACCGTCACCGCCGACGCCTCGGGCAACTGGACTTACACCTTCACGACTGCTCCCGCTGCTGGCTCTGTTGTCGGCTGGGACGGCACCACGACTGCACCGACGCTGACCGTGCCGCAGGCTGCTACGCCTCCGGTATCTAGCCTGCTCGATCTGCACTCGCGCATCGTCTACTTCGGCGACAGCATCACAGCCAACCGGGGCTTCTCAGGCTTCGCTGACTGGTGTCAGTTCTTCTCGCGCGGTCGCTACTTCGGCAAGGCCATCGGCTCCAACGGCCTCGGCCCCACGGGCTGGAACCAAGGCGTCGTCGGCAACACCACTGACCAGCTCATCGCTCGCATCCAGAACGTTCTCGACGAAGCACCGAAGGTTGTCTTCCTGCTCATCGGCACGAACGACATCGGCGCCAGCGGGCGGGATGCGACCTACATCACCACGCGCCTCCGCACGATCATAAACACACTGATCGCTGCCGGTATCAAGGTTGTGGTTGGCACGATCATCCCTCGCATCGCTGCAGGCTGGGGCTCCACTCAGAATGCCACGAAGGATGCCGTCAACGCTTGGATCAAGGCACAGACGGACATCACCGTTGCGGACACCGCTGCTGCGATCACCAACGCTGCAACGCAGCTCATGGCAGACGGTACGCACCCGAATGGCCTTGGCGCTCAGCCGATGGGCCGTGTCGCTGCGACCGCTATCAGCAGCCTGATCTCGACCAACGACATCCTCTACACGCTGCCTACAGCTCCTGCAGAGAACCTCTTCGCCAACCCGTTCTTCACGGGCGGCACCACGACGGCAACGTCATGGACGTTCTTCCAAGGCTCTAACGGCCTGACGAAGGCGGCGAGTAAGACCACGCTCGATGGCTACGATGCACAGAAGATCGTGTGGAGTGGCACTTCGAATGCCGCTGTCGCGGACAACATCAACCAGAACGTCACGCCCGCTGGCGGCATCGCCGGAGATCTTTATGAGGCGTGGGTTGAGGTTCAGGTCAATCGCTTCACAGGCTTCCGTGGCTTGGCGCTTGCGGCTGGCACCAACACCAGCGGCTTCACCGCGATGTCGATCACGGCTGTGGACACCGTCGATCAGACGGCTCCGTTCCGGGGCGTGCTTCGCGCACCTCCGTCAGCACTCGCCACCAACGGCGGCACTCTCGCCTCGCGCCTGTCATTCGTCCCCGCCAATGGCGTGGTGTGTGACGCCGAGGTGCTGATCCTCCGCTCTGGCTTCCGCCGAGTGCCGAACGGCCAATAACGAAAGGATACATGGTCACAAAGACTAAGGCCCATCTTAAGGGGACAACCAGCCTAACCAACGCTGATCCCCTTAAGGCGGACTTCCGCAACTTCCTCTGGATGGTCTGGAAGCATCTCAATCTTCCTGAGCCGACACCAGTCCAGTATGACATCGCCAAGTTCTTGCAGCACGGCCCGCGCCGCTGCGTCATCGAAGCCTTCCGAGGCGTCGGCAAGAGCTGGGTCACTTCGGCCTTCGTATGCTGGTTGCTGTATTGCGACCCGCAGCTCAAGATCATGGTTGTCTCCGCGAGCAAGACCCGCGCCGACGACTTCTCGACCTTTACCCTGCGGCTCATCAACGACATCGAGCTGCTACACTTCCTTCGCCCGACTGGCGATCAGCGCAACTCCAAGATCGCCTTCGACGTTGGCCCGGCCCAGCCTGACCATTCGCCATCGGTGAAGTCGGTCGGCATCACCGGCCAGCTCACGGGCTCCCGCGCCAACTACATCATCGCCGACGATATCGAGGTGGTGAACAACTCCGCGACACAGGCCCTCCGCGATAAGCTGAGCGAGCTGGTCAAGGAGTTCGACGCAGTGCTCAAGCCGGGTGGTCGCGTGATCTACCTCGGCACTCCTCAGTGCGAGCAGTCGCTCTACAACTCACTTCCAGAACGCGGCTACGTCGTCCGCATCTGGCCCGCCCGCTACCCGACGCCCGACAAGCGGGAGAAGTACGGGGCCAAGCTGGCACCCTTCATCGCCAACAAGCTGGACCTCGACGAGAGCCTAGCGTGGCAACCCACGGACCCTGTGCGGTTCGACGACGAAGACCTCAGTGAGCGAGAGATGTCCTACGGGCGCTCTGGCTTTGCCCTTCAGTTCCAACTCGACACGAGCCTTTCAGATGCGGATCGATATCCTCTTCGCTTGCGCGATCTTGTTGTTCTCAGCCTTGATCCTCTACGCGCACCTTCGGACCTCGCGTGGGCCTCAGGGCCGGATCAGCTCTTCAACGAAGTCCCTGCTGTCGGACTTAACGGTGATCATTACTACCGGCCGATTTTCGTAAGTAAGGACTATCTGGAATACGAAGGTTCCGTCATGTTCGTCGATCCCTCGGGACGCGGCAAGGACGAGACCACCTACGCTGTCGTGAAGATGCTCCATGGGCGTCTGTTTCTCACGGACATCGGGGCGTTCCTCGGTGGCTATGACGACAAGACCCTCGGCGACATCTGCATGGCCGCGCGTCGGCAGCATGTGAACCTGATCCTCTGCGAGCCCAACTACGGCGGCGGCATGTTCACCCAGCTCCTCTCGGCCAAGGCCCAGCAGGTCTACCCGGTCGAGGTGAAGGACGCTGAGTGGGCCAAGGTCCAGAAGGAGATGCGGATCATCGACACGCTGGAGCCGATCATGAACCAGCACCGGCTCGTGGTCTGTCCGAGTGTCATTCAGAAGGACTACAACTCCACCGAGTCCTACACTGCAGAGAACCAGCAGGCGTACCGGCTGTTCTATCAGATGACCCGGATCACTCGTGACAGGGGCGCTCTAAAGCATGACGACAGGCTAGACGCGGTCGCTGGTGCCGTGGCGCACTGGACCGAGTACATGAACCGGGACAGCGAGAAGGCGCACCTGACGGCTCGTGAGGCCGCTGTGGACGCTGAGCTGGAGAAGTTCATGTCTCAGGTCATTGGCCGGGATCGGTTCAACACCGGAACCGAGGATCGCTTCGCCAGCTCCATCATGAGTGGCAGACGCCGCTAAGGTACAACCCTAGCTTGGAATAGGTTGCACTTCTACACTATGCGCTCCCCTCCGTTACCCTATAGGGACACTGAGGGGGGCTGTAGGTTCAGTGAAGGTTCTGGGGGGGTACCTTAGGGGTCCCCAATAAGAATAGACCCATAAGAGGGTCCCCTTAGTACGGTACCCCTTAGAGGGTGACTGAGGGGGGTCCCATTCGAATAGGCCCACCTAAGGGATGACCGAGGGGGGTTCATGTCGAAGGGGGATGCGAGACCCGCCCTATAGCCTCGCTGACGCTCGGCTCCAGGGCGGAAGTATGGCAAGGCTCTCTAGGAAGCCCGTACAGTGCCCTTTCACCGGCACCCATCCTGACCTAGCGGGCCACCTCAAAAGACGCACCACGGGCCACGCCTGTTGATCCTATAGTGTCTATGAAGGGAAGGCGAAGGTGGGTTGCGGATAGTTGGTGCAAATCTCTGAAGTGGGGGCTCGAACCCTAAGGTGGCGCGTTTCCCCCGTGGCCCCCTCGATCTCTCGTGCATCGCAGGCGCATTGTCACCGCACCTTGTCACCACGCCACGCTAAGCCATTGATATCATTGACCATGCACTGGATGATGCATCCGCTTTGCCCATGAAATGCAGGGGGCGGGGGCTATGCGGGCAGTGCGGCGCGTCGCGTTAGTTGGCCTGTCTCTTCATATCAGTGTTTTTGTGGATGCAGCCCGCACCCTCAGATGCACGTCACATGCACCTCACATGCACGTCAGATGCACGGGCAGGGCGCACAAGGTGACAGGGGCAGGCCGCGCGGATTGTCACCTATAGTGCACCTCACATGCACCTAGCGTGTGCCGTATGCCTTCCATTGGCCTGCAGCGTCATAGCGGCCACCGTTCGCACGGGTTGCACTGTCATTCCACGTTAGCAGGGCCATCACAGCCACTGCGATTGCACCTAAGATGACGATTTGTTTGGCCTTCATAACTACACTTCGACTCCAAAAGAGGTGACAAAACAGTGGATTATAAAATTGTTCTGTCTACCCATATTTTTTTGTTGACCTTCCAATCGTAGTAAGTCTATAACCGTAGCCACTGGACACAACGTAAGTGACCTTCGGGTTCGTCCAGCTACGGCGTAGCAGGCCACGCAAGAGCATAAAAACCTGCAGCACGGTTGCTCCGATCCAACCGCTCTATGATGCACCTACGCGATTGCGCAAGGCCATTCAAGGGCGCTGCAGGACGGGCGCGGTCTACCGGCGATACACTTCCCAAATCAAACACGGAACGCCGCGACGGGCCGCGCCTAACTGCACTTAGCAAGGCGTGATGCCATTACCTGCAACCTGAGCCGGTCACTAGCGGCGTTCAAGTTTGGCTTGCTGGCCAAAGACTGCATCTGTTTTTTTTGTCCTTCACACCTACCAATCGTAGAGGGTCTACAATGTCTAACGGTTTCATCTTCTATCGTGGTCCGTCCATGCTTGACGGTTCTCCTATCATCGCTGTCGCAACTGGCGTTGAGCGTGGCTCACGCAATGGTAAGACGGGCGGCGGATTGATCCAGACTTGGATCATGCGCGACGACATGACACCTACTGACGCTGTCAACACTGGCAGCGACGCGGCGATCTGCGGCGCATGCCCGCACCGTGGCACGGTCGAGAACGGCAAGAACGTTGGCCGGTCCTGCTATGTGACCGTGTTTCAAGCCCCGCTCGTTGTCTGGAAGAGCGCCCAGCGCGGCCTATACGAAACCCTCAGTGCATCGCAGGCTGGCGCGGTTGTTGCTGGTCGCGCTGTCCGTCTGGGCAGCTATGGCGATCCTGCAGCGGTGCCTATGGCAGTCTGGAATGACTTGCTGGCGGCGGTAAGCGCTAAGGCTGGATACACTCATCAATGGGCACGCTTCCCAGAGCTGGCAGCGTATTGCATGGCGAGCTGTGACACTGCGGCGGATCATGCGGCAGCTAAGGCTGCAGGCTGGCGCACGTTCCGTGTGCGTCGCTCCACTGATCCGGTCATGCCGCGTGAAGTGATTTGCCCTGCATCTGCAGAGGCTGGCGCTAAGACGTCATGCGATGCCTGCAAGGCGTGCGGCGGACACACTGCCAAGGCGAAGGCCGATATCGTCATCGTTGCCCATGGGGCTGCATCTAAGGTGAATGCGTTCGCTCGTTTTGCGGCCTAGTCACACTACGATTGTAGCATAACTACACATAGCAAGCTTATCGACACAGGGCATCGCAAGTGCCCTGCACGATGCGCTCATGCATCTTTGTGGAGGTTCTACCGTGACACGCCGCAACTACAATGCCGCTGCAGTGGATGCAGCAATCGCCCAGAGCAATCGCAGTGGCTGCAAGATCAATGGCCGCGAGGCTAAGGCAATCCACGCGCTACTGCAGGGCAGGGCACCGCGCCCTTACTACACATTGGCCGTTCGCTATGACGGGCGATGGAGCTGCGAATTTGGCGACTATGCCCGCGACGTTGTCGAGCAAGAGCTGCAGGACGTTCGCGACAACTCAGGCATCCGCAAAGCCGATCTGAAAATCATCACCACGGGTTCGTCACAGGCCGCGATTGATGCGGCGATCAATGCCCTCAATGAGGTATCGGGAAAATGAGACTGTCAAACGTAGCGCAGGTTACCTGCAAGCCCACCGCAACGAACACCTATTGCGGCCACTACACATTCCACAGGAAGGGCGGTGTGCTGCGCTTCCGAGGCCACAAGTTCTTCGAGGATCGCGACCATTTCGAGCGCTGTCTGGTGGCTTGGAACAAGTCGAATGACTGGCACTACGAGGCACGTCTGATGCCCGTCATGTCCATCGGTCAAGACGAGATCGACTACGCGCTGCAGTCGGAGGCCGCATGATGACATGGGACCTCAAGTGCATGTTCGTTCTCGCATTCATCGGCGCGTTCGCCATCCCGGTATGGGTGCTGCAGTGAACGATCCGCAGAGCAAGGTGGAGCGCGTCAAGCACGGCGCACGCGAGACAACTACACATTTGGTGACGGTGGATGACTTGATTGTCTACCGCACGAAAGAGGGCGGGCTCTGTGTCGAGTTCGTTCGCTGTGATGCCAAGGGCAAGCCCGCTGAGGGCTACCGCGTCACGGTCTGTCCAGAGGATGCAGAGCGCATCCGCAAAGCCTGAACTGATCCGAGGGGCGGGCGGGGGCCTGCCTCTCCAGTGAGTTCATGTGGACTCTACAACGCGCAACGGGACGGGGAAATTCTATGCGCCTTCGCTACAATCCATTTCGTCAGGAATTTGAGCACTCACGGGAATACGACAACCTAACAACCTACGAGCGGAAGCTGCTACTCAACCGCGTTAGGGGCTGGTGCCGTGACTGGAACGGTCAGCGTGCCATGCACTTCTCGCTGCCAGTCGAGCCGCGCGTCATGATGCGACCGCCGTCGATGCCGCACCGTATGGTGCAGATGAAGCGTGTTGAAGTGATCCTGACCGAGGCACCGATACCGGGGCGTCGCGAGAATGTCGAAGAGAAGGCACGTCGCGAGCTGATGGACTTCGTGGCGAAGCAAGGCCGCTTGGCGTGGCCTATGCTGCGTCCCAATGCGTTCCTGCAGATGGCCGCTGGCAATGACAAGCCACCGCGCGACTTCATGTTGCCCACCGCGCAGCAGAAGGCCATGGCGGACATGAAGGCTTACTGTGTGGCCGACGTGAAGGCACAAATCGCCCTGGCCCCACCGCTGATCGACAACCCCAAGCCCGTCAAGCCACCGCTTGGCAAGCGCCCGAACCTCTCACGCTGGCAGGACGGCGACCACTTCGTAGAGCGCCTAAAGAAGCGTGGCTACAAGCTGCTAGGTGCTGGCTGCTTCTCTATGGTGCTGGCTAAGCCCGGTAGTGATCGCGTGATCAAAGTAAACTTCAAATCTGACAACTGGCTGGACTATGTGGTCTGGGCAGCGAAGGTGGGGCAGGCGGGCAAGATGGCCCCGAAGGTCTACAGCTACCGCCGCTTCAACGAAGGCCGCCACGGCGAGTTCTATGTGGCCATCATGGAGCGGATGGAATGCTGCATGGATGACCTCTACCGCAAGGACCCTCGCAAGTATGCCGCCTACAGCGCACTGCGGGAGTTCATCGACTTTAGCAGGGACGCTGAGGGCGTCGCCGCTGAGGTTGTGATCCCCGGCGCAATCGCGTTCGGCGTCATGCTCCGCAGCTCGTTCAAGGGTCAGCGTCTCGACCTCCACGGCAACAACTGGATGGTCCGTAAGGACGGCACCATCGCCTGCACCGATCCGCTGTGTGACGGCAAGTCATCAGCCCCGTCGAGGATGCGTTCGCGCGACCTCGCTGCTCTTTCTGTTGCCTGATCACATACCATTCATAGGAAGTCTACGAGATGAAGCGACGCATCTTTACGAGCATCAAGTCGGCACGCCGCGCAGGGCTGCAGGCTGTGACCGGGCGACACCTCCAGTTCAAGGTCGAGGCCGCTATCGTTTGGAACGGGGACCGCACCGCCGACATCGGCTGGTCAGTCTCGCTGTGGACGCCAGCAGGCAACATGAAGGGCTGGGTGCGCGGATGAGCTACGAGCAAGCCCTCGATCTAGTCGGTGATCCGCCAGCATGGGTGCTGCAGGGCATCGTTGAGCGCCACCCTCGCAGTTCCAGATATGCACGGGCTGCAATGCTGCTACTCAAACGCAAGGCCGAGTAAAAGCTGAATGATTTCTGTTGATGGCGTTCGTTTCTGAACAGACATGCAGGATGGAACGGCAAAAAAATGTTGCTGACCTTCCATTCATAAAATATCCACTGCTGTAGTTTGTCACCAACCGCGTAGCGAACGCCTTCACCACAAAGCTAGTTGAGTTAAGGGATAAATCCCTAGACAGGGAACGAGCGTTCATGCTACGTTCTCATGATCATCAATGCCTCAAAGGAACTACACGAGATCATGCGCCATCTATTCGGAGTTACGGAGTTGCCAACCGAAGTCGAACCCGACCAACTCGTTTCATCGGACATTCCCGAAGGTTATGAAACTGTTGCAGGCTGGTGGGCGACACGCGAGACTGCAGCGCTAGAGATGCTGAGCGATCCTATCGCAACGCTCTTTGACGACGAAGAACACCTAATCACCATCGCAGACAAACTGAACATCCTTTGGAAGTGGGTGCCCGCACCTCCAGCCTTCCAAGCGATGGGCTTCAAAATATCCAAAGCTTTTCCTTTGGAGCTACTGCAACAATTTTATCCGTTGCATCCGTAAATCGAATATACCTCCCGGCGCACAATCATTGGAACTGCGCCGGTTGACGTGAGTGGAACTCCCTGCCTATAGTAGAGTTCTTCGAACAGTCGAGTGACTACAACCGTACAGGAGCGCAGGCGATGCCGACCAGAGGAACTATAGACGTGATGGGTGGTGAGAACTCGGAGGAGAACGAGTGGATCAACCGGCTTGCGCTGGTGATCGACGAGTTCCGTAAGATCAGTCAGGACATCACGGCTAATCAAATGCTGGTCCTGCTTCGAATAGGTGAGCAGCCGGGCATCACGCAGAACAAGCTCGCTGAACTCACGGGCCTGCGGGACGGCACTATCTCTCGCATCTGCGCACTAATGTCAGAACGCGGTCATCAGTCGCGTGAGGGCCTCAACGTCATCTCCATCAACCCAGTCCCCGGAGACTATCGCGCCAAGGGGCAGAAGCTCGTGGGCGACGGGCGACGCATGTTCAATAGCGTCAAGAACCTGATGACTTCGGACTAACCAGAAGGACAAGCCGCTTATGGCGACCTACCCTAAAGGCAATAAGTTCATTACTAAATTTATGATCGACGGCGTCCGTCATACTCGGATGCATGATACAGAAGCTGAGGGCGAAGCGTGGGAGCTGCAAAGCCGCGCTAACCTGAAACTAGGCAAGGCCCTTCCAGTCGCTGAGAAGAAGATCGGCGGCAGCGACGCTGGTAACCTCGGAAACCTTCTCCGCGAGACGGCAACCCTTCACTGGGCCAAGGGCAAGGACAGCTCCAAGTGCGAGCTGAACGCCACAACCTTCGTCAACTGGTGCGGCAAGGACATGCCGTCCCGCGATGCCTTCAAGCAGGCCAACATCGACGACTTCGTCGCATACCTCATCAACGAGCGTGAGGTGAGCGGCTCGACGGTCAATCGGTACTGCTCCGCCATCCGGGTCATGGCCCAGCGGATCATCAAGAAGTCCGACGAACTCCCCACGTTCCCCAAGTATAAAGAGAGCAGGGGCCGCTTCCGGTTCTTCTCCCACGAGGAGGAGCGCCAGATCACCGCGCTCTGGACGATCTGGGAACGGCATGCCGAACTCGACTTCCTGACCTTCCTGATCGACACCGGAGCCCGCACATACACCGAGGGGCAGGCTCTTAAGTGGGACGCCATCCACGCCGACCGGGCCATCTTCTGGGACACCAAGAATGGTGGCTTCCGCGCGGTGCCGCTGAGCGAGCGGGCCAAGGCTGCGCTGGAGCGGCGGCGTAAACTAAAAGGTAACCAAGCCGGGCCATTCGCCGATCTGGACAAGAGCCACATGCGCTGGCTGTGGGAACGCACCCGTGCCCAGCTCCCGCATCTGGAGGATGCCGTCCTGTACTGCACCCGGCACACCTACGGTTCGCGTATGGTCATGAACGGGGTACCCCTGTCGGTCTTGAAGAAGCTGATGGGCCACAGCGACATCAAGATGACTGAGCGCTACGCCGTGTTCGAGGACAACGCCGCCTTCGCCGCCGCGCTTACCGCCTTGAACGGGAACGGCTTTGCACCGCAGCAACCGGCCCTCTCGGTAGTGGTCGATAACGCGAAACTTGCACCTGAAGTCGGGGTGCAGTAGATACCCCGGCCATGCTGCTCGGGCCTTCGACCGGGTGACAATGCGGGTGACAAAGGGGTGCCAATTCGCACCTCTTAGGTGACAAAGCGGGCGTGGTGGAATTGGTAGACACAGCGGCTTTAGGTGCCGCCGCCGAAGGGTTTAGGGGTTCGAGTCCCTTCGCCCGCACCATGAACTACACGGGATTTAGGTTCCCGAGAGACTTACTCTACGATAGGCAACCTTCTACTAACATATTGATAGCAGTCCAGAAATGGGCTGCTTTTTCTTTTGCCCAGTCATACTACGATATGAAGGTGGATATGGGTGACACCCGCTTTGGTGACAGTGGAGCGGTGACAAAGTGACAAATCGAGAGAACAGGATGAGAACAGGATGATAACAGTCCGTCCGCTGACAAAGGACAACAAGCCATTGCCGAACACGCGGGTCTGGCTCTGGCGCGACGACCAGAAGCAATGGGTAGTCGAGCGGTTCACGCGATCGATCGATGGCTGGATCGGCAACCCGGAGCTGGCTTACACGCACTGGGCCGACCTGATCGTGCCGCCACGCCCATGAGCCCCGAAGAGATTTGGGACTGGCAGTGCAAGATGCACATCTGGTCCTGCTGGCTCTACGAGATCGACGCGAGCCCCGCCCTCGACGACAGCGGCTACGACTGGCTCTGCCGGTTGCTCGCCAGCAACTACGCCAAGCTGCCCGGCTGGTTCACCCAGCGCGTCACCATGGGTGACCTCACCACCGGCACCGGCAGTGCCATCGCCAAGACCCTCACACCCGAAGAGATCGCAGCCGCCCGCTGGTGGCGCGACGAACACATACCAGCCATGCAAAAGGAAGCTGATGAACGCCGCATTGAAATTGAGAGAAGAGCATCTGGAACAACAGGCCCAGCACAAGGGCGCAAAGCGGGTAAGGGATCAGGTCGCAAAGGCAAAGGAACGCGGGCTCGGGGCTGACACTCCGGGTGGCGTCGCGCTCATGAAGCGGGCCATCGAGCCACTCTCGACTGCCATCAAGAACACGATCACCGATGCCCGGTCAGGCAAGGCTGGTCGCCGTCACGTTGCCATCGCCACTCTGGAGAAGATGGAACCCGACGTGATCGCCTACCTCACCACCCGCGAGGTGTTGAGCGGTGCCATGGATCAGGCCGGGCTCACCGCCACCGCCATCAAGATCGGCTCGGCGCTGGAAGAGGAACTGAGGCTGCAGGCGTTCGATGAACAGCAGCCCGACCTCTACCACACCATCATGCGCCGCCTTAAGGAACGCGGAGCCGGGGCCGGGCATGCCCGTAAGGTGTTCGTGTTCGCGGCCAACAAGCCCGACGCTCAGGTCGAGCTACCGCGCATCGTCAAGACCGAGAAGATGCACATCGGGGTGCGCCTGATCGAGCTGATGATCGAGGCCACCGGCTTCGTCGAGACGGTCACCGTGCGCGTCGGCAAGTCCAAGACCCGCTCAGTCATCCGCCCAACCGAGGCGGCAGCGAAATGGATGGAGGACAAGAACCTCCGCGCGGAACTGATCAGCCCGGCCTATGCGCCCATGGTGGTCCCGCCGCTGGACTGGGAGGGCGTCTCGGGCGGCGGCTACATCAGCCCATCGTTCAAGGCGCTGCCGCTGGTCAAGAAGGCCAACAAGAAGCAGCACCGCGAGCTGCTGGAGCGGGCCGATCTGTCGCTTGTGCTGCGGGCTCTCAACGCCATCCAGCGCACGCCATGGCAGGTCAACCAGCAGGTTCTCGACGTGATGCAGGAGGTCTGGGACAAGAGCTACGACATCGCCATGCCGGGCCGAGAGGACAAGCTGCTGCCTCCGATGCCAGCCGGGCACGCTATCGCCGAGACCTCCGAGGAAGCGTGGGCGAACGTCAATCCCGATGCCAAGAAGGCATGGATGCGCGAAGCCCGCATGGTCTATGAGGGCAACGCCAGCTCCAAGGGCAAGCGGATGGGCATCAGCCAGATCATCCACACCGCGAAGGAACTGGCCGGGGAGCCTGAGATATACTTCCCCCACCAGCTCGACTTCCGGGGCCGGGCATACGCCGTGCCCATCGGGCTCAACCCGCAGGGTAGCGACCACGCCAAGGCGCTGCTGCACTTCGCACACGGCAAGGCGATCACCACGCCCCGCGCTGCGGGCTGGCTCGCGATCAACGGTGCCAACCTCTACGGCTTTGACAAGGCCGCGTTCGCCGACCGCATCGCATGGGTCGAGGAACGAGAGGAGCAGATCAAGTACACCGCACGGTCCCCGCTGGCTGACCTCTGGTGGACTGATGCGGACAAGCCGTGGTGCTTCCTCGCTTGGATTTTCGAGTATGCGAAATTCCTGGGGGAAGGTTATGGGTTCGTCTCGACCTACAACTGCTCGGTCGATGGAAGCTGCAACGGCCTGCAGCATTTCAGTGCCATGCTCCGCGACCCTGTTGGTGGCGCTGCCGTCAACCTCGTGCCCGGCGATCTGCCTGCTGACATCTACCAGCGCGTGGCCAACCGCGTCATCGAGAAGCTTAAGGCCGAGGATGGCGACGACTGGGTGGCGCGGGGCTGGCTGGACTTCGGCATCAACCGCAAGATCACCAAGCGCCCGGTCATGGTGCTGCCCTACGGCGGCACGTTCAAGAGCTGCATGGAGTACGTTCGCGAGGCCGTAGGGGAACGCATCGCAGATGGTGCGGAGAACCCCTTCGGCGACGAGCTGGGCAAGACCACGGCCACGCTCTCACGCTTCGTATGGGACAGCATCGGCGACGTTGTCGTTGCTGCCCGCACGGCAATGGACTGGCTGCAGAAGTGTGCTCGCGTCGCGTCTAAGCATGGCGTGCCGCTGACATGGACGACGCCGTCAGGCTTCCCCGTGTTCCAGAGCTACATGGACATCACCCAGCGGCGCGTGAAGACCCGGCTGCAGGGCAGCTTGACGTACCTCTCCATTGCGGAGGAGGGCGACAAGATCGATGCGGGGCGACAGGCGCTGGCAGTGTCACCAAACTTCGTCCACTCCAAGGACGCGGCGGCAATGATGCTGACCATCGCACTGGCCCTCGACAATGGCGTCTCCGCGTTCGCCATGATCCATGACAGCTACGGCACCCACGCCGCCGACATGGACATGCTCGCGGCCTGCCTGAGGCATGCGTTCGTTGACCTCTACGAGGAGCACAATGTCCTCGCCGAGTTCCTCGCCGCACTCCCTGATGCGGTACGGGCCGAGTGCCCGCCGCCACCACCGCTCGGATCGCTGGACATCCAAGGGGTGCTCCAGTCCGAGTTCTTTTTTGCCTAGTCACCTTCAAAACGTAGAGTAGCTATGCAAGGTAGGAATAGGTTGCACTCTCACCTAACCGAACGCTGAAAGGTTCACATGAAGCATTCACTGACCATCCGCATGGGCGCTGCCAACTGGGACGCTACGCTGTCCAACGGCACCCGCTTTGACTTCCGCTCGATGACCACCGCCGACCGCAAGAAGTGGTACGGGGCGTTTATGTCGTCGGTGCGCAAGATGTACCGAGGGGCTCGCTGATGCGGGAGACCCTGATCAACCTCGGCCTCTCAGTCGCACTGATGGGCATCACCATCATGGGCCTGCTGCTCCTCGGAGTGGAAGCCAAGACGATCCTGTCGTGGTTCGTCGTCGTCTCCCTCGCGTCCGGCGTGGTCTGCGTCATCACCCTCGTGATGGAGTTCGTGGACACCATGCGGGCATGGCTCAACATCCTGCGGTGACCGAGTTCATCTCGTTTCTCGCAGGCTTCGGGCTGGGGATCGGCGCGACCTCAGCCTTCGTCATCCGCGCAGCACTCAAGGACATCAAGGAACTGTCTCAGCTCACATGATCAACCGTGACCAGATGACTAACGCCGACGCTCAGCTCGTTGCTGACGCTGGCATCGCCATCCTCGACCGGATGCAGAACTACAAGCCGCACATCCAGCCACTGGCACTGTGCGCCGCGTTCCTCACTCTCGCCGCTCACATCCGCGTCCCTGCTCAGGACCTCTTCACGCTCACGACCAACATGCTGTCGGAGGAAGAGAACATCGCGGAGTTCAAGGCGCTGCGTGACTACGTCAAGTACGAGATCAAGCGTGCTTAGGCTCTGGCCGGTCTGGCTGATCCTCGCCGCCGTCGTCATCGGGGCGCTGCCTCGCTGATGTCCCGCAACCTCTCACTCGCAATCCATATGTGGCGGCAGGGCTATCCAATCCCTGTTGATCTCCACACCGCACTCACCAACGAGGGGCTCAACGTGGCCCGCCTCGAACAGCGCTATCGCGCGTAAGGAATACACTGAATGGCAAATGCAAAGCGTCCGCAGGCTCCCAAGGGCACGACCTTCAAGGGCATCTTCAAGTGGCCGAAGCTGACCGAACCTGACTACGGTTCGAAGGAGTTCCCCAAGCCCAACGGCGAGTTCAGCACCAAGCTGGTCGGTCGCATGGATGATCCAGACGTGCAGGCGTTCATCGCCAAGTGGCAGCCGCTGCACGACGAAGCCATCGAGCGGGCCAAGGAAGAGTTCAAGGCCCTCAAGGTCGATGTCCGCAAGAAGCTCAAGGAAGTCACCGTCAACCCGCTCTACACTGAGCTGTACGACGAAGAGACCGAAGAGCCGACCGGCGAAGTCGAGTTCAAGTTCACGATGCAGTACAGCGGCGAATACAAGTCTGGTCCGAAGCAGGGCAAGAAGTGGTACCGCCGTCCCGGCATCTTCGACGCCAAGGGCAACGAGATGAAGCCGACACCGTCCATCTGGGGCGGCACCAAGGGCCGCGTCGCGTTCGAGGTTGGCCTGAACAAAGAGAACATGCCCGGCTACTTCATCCCCGGCACCGGCGCTGCGGGCCTGACCCTGCGTCTGCAGGCAGCTCGCATCCTCGAACTGGTCAGCGAAGGCCAGCGTGACGCCAACAGCTACGGCTTCGGCGAAGAGGAAGAGGGTTACGAATACGACCCGTCCTCGGTCGCATCGAACGACGACGCTGGCACCACCGATCAGACGGATGGTGAAGCGGGTGGCGAAGGCAACGACGCTGGCTCGAACCCCGACTTCTAAGCTTCGGGGAATTGTTGAGGGCTACCGCAGCGGTCTTGAAGAGAAGGTCGCTGCGCAGCTCGCATCCCTTGAGGTGCCCGCTCACTACGAGCAGTACAAACTGAACTACGAAGTCCCGGCCCGTAAGGCCACCTACACTCCAGACTTCGTGCTCCCCAACGGGATCATCATCGAGACCAAGGGTCGCTTCGTCACCGCTGATCGCAAGAAGCATCAGCTCGTGAAGGCAAGTCACCCGCAGCTCGACATCCGGTTCGTGTTCTCGAACCCCAACAACCGCATCGGCAAGAAGAGCGAGACCACATACGGCATGTGGTGCAGCAAGCTCGGCTTCCTCTTCGCCAAAGCATTCATCCCACGCGAGTGGGTGAACGAACCCGTGTGCCCGAAGCGGCTCGCGGCGAACGCAGCAGCGTTCAAGAAGTAACGACCGGGGAGGGCACAGGCTCTCCCCACCATCTCAGCTCATAAGCATCCACTGGAAAGAGAACTACACATGACGAACAAGATCAATCTCGGCGACTGCGTTGAAGTGCTCGACACCAATGACAACCGCTCGTCCTCCACGTTCAAGACCAGCATCGGCAAGCGCTTCATTGTCGATGGGGTTCGCGGCAACTTCCTCAGCCTGCGCGGCGTGAAGCGTAAGGGCTGGAGCATGGGCCGCTTCAAGGTCGTCTCGCCGAACTATCCGAAGGCGGACGAGGTCGTCGTCGGCCAGTACATCATCATCCTCCGCGATGAGAACGGTGTGCTGCTCCCGGCGAAGAACCCGAAGGTCTACCTGACCGACACGCAAGCCATGAAGATCGGCGAGGTGATGGCCAAGAAGCACGGCGGCACCTTCCAAGTGTTCAAGGCCATCGGCGAATACGACATGCCGAAGATCACCGCCCCGACCTTCCGCAAGCTCTGATCCCGCCAACAGCTCACACAACAGCAACCTCTTAAGGAACCATCACACATGGCAAAAGACTTCCGCATGGTCGGCAACAAGCCCCAGACCCACATGCTCCTCGATCACTTCTCGGACAAGTCGTCCATCACTGCAGTCGAGGCGGCGGCGCTGTATCGCATCCGCTCGCTGTCCCGTCGCATCGTCGATCTGTCGAACGATGGCCACCGCTTCTCCAAGCAGCACAGTGTGGACCCGACCGGGCAGCGTTACGTTCGCTATCACTACCTCGGAGCGTCTGCCTAATGTGGAAGCGCTTCACCGCACTGACCATCGCACTCTCCCTCGCTCTCGCCACCACGGCGGGAGCACGGGCAGGCACCAGCAGCTTCTCCAGTTCGCGGAGTTCGTTCTCCAGCTCGTCGAGCTACCGGAGCACGCCAAGCTACTCCTCGCCGAACATGCGCGTCACTCCCAGCTACACCGCTCCAAAGGCGAGTGTGCCAAGCGTGCCCGCACCGAAGCTGAGCGGCACCGGCATCACGCCACCGGCAGCAGCACCCACCGTGCAGAGCAAGCCTGCCGATACCACGGCCTCGCGCCGCTGGTGGTCATCCTCGACGAGCACGCCAGCCAAGCCCAGCTACACGCCATCGGCACCGGTAGCTCCAGCGCCCGTCGTGGTGCAGCAGAGCGGTAGCTCGTGGACTACGTGGCTCTTCGCATGGTGGCTCTTCTCCGATCACAAGAAGGCCGAGGCCAAGCCTGCAGAGGCAAAGGGCCAGGTCGAGAAGTGTGATCCCAAAGCGACCATCGCCGAGAAAGTCTGCAAGGAAGGAAGCAAGTAACGCATGCGCTACAAAGAACTGACGGCAGCACTGAAAGCTGCAGGACATCTCGACGCCCTCAAGCTGGTCGAGGGCATGTACGTCAAGCAGAAGCGACGCCCGATGCGCATGAGTGGTCGACACCTGACCATGGAGGATGCCGTTGCGATCCACAAACTGTATCGCTTCACGCGGCTGAACCATGGACAGATCGCCAATCAGCTCGGACTGAACATCGGTCAGGTGACGCACGTCCTGAATGCGGAAGCCTTCCCCGAGGCTGCGCGGCATGCATGACACCCACCGCGACCATCCCGCCCGACGCCTTCGCCCCCAACGGGTGAAGCTCGTCGAGTATCTCCTGCGCAAACGTGGTCGGTTCTACTACGGAGCCGCCGACGAGTTCATCGATCAGGTTGGCAAGTTTCATCCTGACGTGCTGCGCGATGCCGACGCGATCCTAGAAGCGATTGGTGTCTGACGACGACAGCGTCTTCGTCGCGAAGGAGCCATGCCCTGAGTGTGGCTCCCGCGACAACCTCGCTCGCTACTCCGATGGCCACGCCTTCTGCTTCGGTTGCTCTCACTGGGAGCCGCCGACAGACGGCAGCGGCGAGCGCCCCCAGCAAACCGAAAGGAGACAAGTGTCAGGCTTGATTGATGCAGGCGACTTCATTGCGCTAGGCAAACGACAACTATCCGAAGAAGACTGCCGCAAGGCGGGCTACTCAGTCTCCACCTTCCGAGGACAGCCTGTCCAGATCGCGGCCATCAAGGACCCGATGACAGGCGAGACCATCGCCCAGAAGGTCAGGCTCCCCAACAAGGACTTCCTGTATCTCGGCGAGACCAAGGATGATCCGTTCTATCTGCAGCATCTCTGGAAGGACGGCGGCAAGCGCGTCGTCATCACAGAAGGCGAAGTGGACGCGGTCACCGTCCTGAAAATTCAACAACACAAGTGGCCCGTCGTCTCCATCACGAAGGGCGTCAAGGGCGCTAAGAAGCAGATACAGCAGCAGCTCAAGTGGCTCGACAAGTTCGACGAAGTCGTCCTGATGTTCGACAACGACGAAGAGCACACGCGGCCAGATGGTACCAAGTGGTATCCCGGTCAAGACACTGCTATCGACTGCGCGTCGGTGTTCAAGCCCGGCAAGTGCAAGATCGCACGGCTCCCGCTCAAGGATGCCAGCGACATGCACACTGCAGGCCGCGACGATGAAGTCGTCACCGCGATCTGGAACGCCAAGACCTATCGCCCTGACGGTGTCGTCACCATCGCTGAGGTGCGTGATGCGGTGCTGCGGGACCCGGAGCAGGGCTTCCCATGGTTCTCCGAGGAACTGACCAAGCAAACCTACGGTCGCCGCCTCGGTGAGATCAGCACGTTCGGCGCAGGCACAGGCGTCGGCAAGACCGACTTCCTGACTGAGCAGATGCAGTTCGACATGGTGCAGCTCGGCCAGCCCATCGGCGTGTTCTCGCTCGAACAGCAGCCAGCGGAGACCGTCAAGCGGCTCGCCGGCAAACAGGCGGGCAAGCGTTTCCACATCCCGTCATCGGATGAGAACGCATGGTCGAAGGATGAGCTGATCGCATCGCTCGATGTGATGGAAGCTGGCGGCAAGCTGTTCATGTACGACAGCTTCGGTGCCACTGACTGGGGCATCATCCAGACCACCATCCGCTTCTTGCACCACAGCGAAGGCGTGAAGCTCTTCTACGTCGATCACCTCACCGGCCTCGCGGCTGCAGAGAGTGACGAGAAGACGGGCATCGAGCGCATCATGGCCGAGATGGCAGCGCTGGTGAAAGAGCTGAACATCCACATCCATCTGGTGTCGCACCTCGCCACGCCAGAGGGCAAGCCTCACGAAGAGGGCGGTCGCGTCATGATCCGTCACTTCAAGGGCTCGCGCTCGATTGGCTTCTGGAGCCACAGCATGTTCGGCATGGAGCGCGACCAGCAAGCCGAGAGTGAAGTGCTGCGGACAATCACCACGTTCCGCATCCTCAAGCACCGCCCCGATGGTTCGAAAGTCGGGAAGTGCGTCTACTTCGGATACGACAGCGAGATCGGACGATTGTTCGAGACCGAGTTACCCGAAGAGGTCAACGACAATCCATTCCAAGGCAAAGCCGAAGGGAGCAATACCGATTTCTGACAAGTGCGAACCGCTTCACAAAGCTGGACCGCTGGACCTGCGCATCACTCGCGCGGGTCCGATGATCCTGATCACCACCCTAGACGGCGACGAGGTTGTCGCTGAGCAAGTCATCGCCCGCGAAGGCGTCCCGTCATTCATCAAAGCATTGCGCGAGGTGGCCGGTGTCTAAGGTCCCCAACGTATTCGCGCTAAGCGCCCATGAGAACGTGCGCGTGGCTATCGACGACAACGAGATCATCATTGGCGTCCCCGATGAAAAGGCCGTCGTGATCCCGATCCTCCTCTTCGCACACATCGTGCAGAGCATCGACCAACTCTGCATCGCAAACAACATCCTCATTGAAGAAGCGGCTCTGGTAACTAAGCATTGAGATATGACTTCGACTGCGAGACGGACGGCCTTCTTGAAGAGCTGACCGTTACCCACTCTCTGGTGCTCGGAGACATCGATAAGGGCACCACACATTCCTTCTGCGACCAACCGAACTACCCCAAGGTTGACGAAGGTCTACGCGAGCTGATGGACGCGGACTTCATCTGCGGCCACAACGTCATCAAGTTCGACATCCCGGCACTGCAGAAAGTCTACCCGTGGTTCAAGCCACGCGGTGAAGTGCAGGACACGCTGGTCCTGTCACGCCTCATCAAGGCGGACATCAAGGATGACGACTTCGCCTTCGCCAAGAAGATGGAGCGACGCGGCACTCCGCACTTGTTCCCCAAGCACATGATCGGCAAGCACTCGCTCGAAAGCTGGGGCTACCGCCTCGGTGAATGGAAGGGTGACTACTCCGATGCCCGCAAGAAGCTCGCGAAAGAGCAGGGCATCAAGGACAAGGCCGAGATCATGCGCTTCGTCTGGGGCTCATGGAATAAGGAGATGCAGGACTACTGCGAGCAGGACGTTGCTGTCACTCGCAAGCTGCGTGAGTTCTTCTGGGCCAAGCTGCAAGATGGATGGGGTGAGCACTGCGTTGAGCTGGAGCACGAGGTTGCGTGGCTGATCGCCCGGCAAGAACGCTACGGCGTCGGCTTCGACGAACCGGCTGCTGCCAAGTTCTACGCCACGCTCGTCGGCCACCAGCAGAAACTGGACAATGAGCTACAGCGCTCGTTCCCGCCGAAGACCGTCGAGACTGTGTTCATCCCCAAGGTGAACAACAAGAAGATGGGCTATGTGAAGGGCCAGCCGTTCATCAAGCGGCAGATCGTCCCGTTCAACCCCGGCTCCCGTCAGCAGCTCGCTGAGCGACTGGAGGCACTGGGCTGGAAGCCACAGACCTACGGCAAGGACGGCATCCCGACCATCGACGACGAAGTGTTGAAGAGCCTGCCATATCCCGAAGTGGCTCCGCTCAAGGACTACTACGTTATCGAGAAGCGCCTCGGTGCACTCGCCAACGGCAAGCAGGCGTGGCTCAAGAATTGTCGCGGCGGTCGCATCTATCCTGAGGTGATCACCAACGGCGCAGTCACCGGACGCATGACGCATCGCGTCGTGGTCAACGTCCCCGGCGCCATCGACAAGAAGACGGGCGAGAAGCAGCTCTACGGTCTCGAATGCCGTGCGCTGTTCATTCCAAAGAAGGGCAACATCCAAGTCGGCTGCGACGCTGACAGCTTGGAAGGCCGCGTCATGGGCCACTACATGGGCTTCTATGACGGCGGCGCTTACGCCACCTCGCTGCTCTACGGCAACAAGGCCGAAGGCACCGACAACCACTCGCGCACTGCTGCGGCGCTGGCGAAGTGGAAGTGTCACCGCGAGACGGCGAAGACCTACTTCTATGCTCTGGTCTACGGTGCGTTCGACGCCAAGCTGGGTGAAATCCTCGGCGCGACCGGCAGCAAGAAGGCCAAGGAAGCTGTCGGCAAGGAAAGCCGTGAAGCTGTGATGAAGGGCATCCCCGGTCTCGACAGGCTGGTGAATGCGCTCACATCGAAGGCAAAGGCCAACGGCTTCATCATGGGCCTCGACGGTCGCAAGCTCCGCGTCCGTTCGGCTCACGCCATCCTGAATACGCTGTTCCAGTCCGCTGGTGCCATCGTCATGAAGGAAGCTGCCATCATCCTCGACACCGAACTGTGCGGCGTGAAGCCAAGCGTGATCGGCAAGATGGGTGCGGAAGCGGCGACCAAGCTTCGCCCTGGCACCGACTATGAGTTCATGTTGAACTACCATGACGAATGGCAGCTCGACGTTCCCCCTCACAACAAGGACACGGTAGCAACGGCGGCAACTGATGCCATCCGTAAAGCTGGCGAGTTCTACAAGTTCCGTTGCCCGCTCAAAGGCAACGCGGATATCGGCGATAGCTGGGCCGCAACGCACTGACCCGGAAGGGTTCGTGTACATCATCACCAACCCGGCATGGCCATCCCACTGCAAGATCGGCAAGGCACTCGTCATGAAAGACCGCGTGAAGGTCTATCAGACGGGCTCGCCTTACCGTGACTACAGGGTAGTCGCACATGCGTTCTTCGATGATCGCAAGGCGGCTGAGGCTGAACTGCACGAGCAACTAAGGGGCCACCGCGTCGGCAAGACAGAGTGGTTCTTCATCCATCCCGATGACGCCAGCGCGATGCTGCGTCGCATCTCCCGAAGGAAGAAACGACATGAGCGAACACGATCAACGCGAATGGTCAAACGACCTCCGAAACAAGTACGGCATCGCGGAACCAATCGAACCCGAAACACTCGCGGACCTGATCCAAGACGCACGAGACGAGGCAAAGCGTGAGAGCATCTGAACTACACAACAAGATCACCGCGAAGATCGTCTTCCACAACAAGGCGAAGGTTGACGCGGCGAAGCTGGCACGGCGCTACATGAACTGCCACGACTTCAATGAAGCTGCCCGCTGGGCTGATGCCGCGAAGGCGCATCGGTTCGCTGCAGACAGCCTGCGGGAATTGCTCGGTCAGTGAAGGCGAAGCTCACCGTCCTGATCGACGGAGACATCATCGCCTACAAGGCCGCATGCGTGAACCAACAGGACATCGATCTCGGCGACGGGATCATCTCCTCCAAGACAAACCTCAACGGTGCACTAGAAGATGCTGAACGCATCATCGACGGCATCGCCAACAAGCTGAACGCTGACAGCATCATCGTCGGGCTCACCGGCCCGCTGATGGAGATCAGCAACCGCAACTTCCGCAAGGAGCTGCTGCCCACCTACAAGGGCAACCGCTCGGGGCCGAAGCCGATCCTGCTGGCCAGTGTCAAAGAACATATCCGGTCGGCATACGACACCAAGATCAAGGATGGCTTAGAGGCCGACGATACGCTGGGCATCTTGCTCACGCATCCGACGCTGATCCCCGGCAAGCGTGTTCTCGTCTCCACCGACAAGGACCTCCTGCAGATACCGGGGCGACACTACAATCCCGACAAGGAAGCCAAGCGCATGGTCACCGAAGCGCAGGGTGACTACTTCCATCTGCTGCAGACCATCACAGGCGATCCCACGGACAACTACTCAGGCTGTCCCGGCATCGGCCCTAAGCGTGCACCCGCCATCGTCGATCAGGGCTGGCCGGGCATCGTGGCTGCTTACGAGAAGAAGGGCCTCACCGAGGACGACGCGCTCGTCCAAGCCCGCTGCGCTCGCATCCTCCGACACACCGACTACGACTTCAAACTCAAGGAACCCATTCTCTGGACCCCATGACAGCTCCTCTCATCGGCCTCTATTCCCCCCGCGCACAGTCGGGCAAGTCCACCTCCGCACGTCACATCGCCCATCGCGCCAAGGGCGTTACCATGTCCTTCGCAGACCCGATGCGTGCAGCCATCGTGCCCATCGCCGCGCCCTTCATGGAAGGCGGGGAGGATCAGGTCTGGCAGTGGTTCGGCGACGAGCGCAAGGACAAGGCAAAGGTTCCGCAGCTCGACGTGACGCTGCGCTTCCTGTTGCAGACCCTCGGCACCGCATGGGGCCGGGAGACGATCCACCCGGATGTCTGGGAGATGATCGCCAAAGAGACCTCTCGCAAGCACCGCAAGCGCTGCGTCACCATCATCGACGACGTTCGGTTCGAGAACGAGTACGCCATGATCAAACGGGAAGGCGGACTGCTGTTCAAGATCGAGCGACCCGACGCGCCGGTCTCGGGCAACTTCTGGCACAAGTCAGAGGCCCGGCTGGAGAACCTGCCGTTCGACGAGACGATCATGAACGTGGGCACCGAGGCTGCACTCGTGGCGCAGATCGACGACCTTGTATTCGACTACTTCGGAGTGTGACTACAAAGTGGCAAGACTGAACCGTAATCAAGGCGAGGAGGGCGGCGACAATAGGTTGCCCTCCTACCCAACCAATTCGCCTTCCGTTGCACCTGAGGTGACGACGGAGATCATCAACTATCTGAACGCCAAATTCCCCGACACGCTCCCTCCTGCGGGCTCTGCCTACACTGAGGTGGAGCGAGCATGGGGAAGGCGCGAGGTGATCGAGCATTTGATCTGGCGTCAGAAACAGAACGAAGAAGAGAACAATGTGCTTCGGCGGCGGATCGACTCCCCCTCCAGCGCAGGCCCCGGCACCACCGCCGCCGCCTCCGGCTGATACCCCTAGCGCCCCGGTCTACAACGAGAGCAACACCGATGCGAAGAACGCGAGTTCATCCATCGAGAACTCCCGGCGTGGACGCAGCTCGCTACTCATCAAGCGTAACACCTCAGGCACCTCGACCAGCAGCGCTGACACGAGCGGCTTGAACATCCCGACATAACCGTGTGCACTCTCTCGATGCCGCGCGGCTCCTTCTCCCAGAGCCAGACCGCAATTGGTCAGGTGATCAATAGGGTGCAGGAGACGCAGTACGGCGCACGCGATGCCGCCAATGCTGCACCATCCAGTCCTGCCGCTGCCCCTTCGCAGCCCGCTGCTGCTGCACCTCAGTCCGCTGCTCAGCTCGCTATGGCGAACGGCGGTGGGGTTGCTCCCGGCATGCAGTCGGGTGGTGCGCCAAGTTCATTCAATATCCCGCGCAAGCGCTCCCGAGGTTCCGGCACTGCGTCCGTAGCTGGTGGCGGCGTTGGGCTCGGTATTCCAACCTAAGGACCCACCATCATGTGTATGGGTGGGGGCGGATCATCCGCTCCGGTAACCACACCGATGCCAACGCAGGACGCAGGCAACTCCGCTAATGGAGCTGCCGCTGTTGCTGCTGCACCGGCACCGACCAACTCGACTACCGACACGACCACTACGCCGACCGAGACCACCGACCGTGGCGTCTCCTCACTGCGCATCAAGCGTGGCCGAGGCGCAACTAGCGCTGGCTCTAGCGGCACCGGATTGAACATCCCGACGTGACGGACGAACCCGATAAGGGAACGGCACAGTCGCGCTACTCACAGCTTGAGCCCCTTCGGCTCCCGTTCCTTACTCGGGCTCGTGACTGCGCTACGCTGACCGTCCCATACCTGATGCCCCCCGAGGGCATGACCAGCACCACTACGCTGCCCACGCCGTACCAGAGCCTTGGCGCTCGCGGCATCAGGACCCTCTCGGCAAAACTATTGCTGAGCCTATTCCCGCCTAACACGACCTTCTTCAAGTACAGCCTCGACGACTTCTTCCTGCAGAAACTGACAGGCAAGGATGACATGCGAGGTGAGGTCGAGAAGGCACTGTCGTCTCGTGAACGCGCCACTCTCGATGAGATGGAAGGCGCACAGATGCGTCTCGGCGCTTCAATGGCGCTGCAGCACCTTCTGGTCGCTGGCAACTTCCTCATCCACGTTCCGCCTCAGGGTCGCACTCGTGGCTTCCGTCTCGACCAGTTCGTGGTCAAGCGCGATGCCTCAGGCAATGTCCTTGAGATCGTCGTCAAAGAGATCGTCAGCCCGACCGTGCTGCCTGATGCTGTTGCTGCTGCCGTCAAGGCGGATGCAGTCAAGAAGCATGGCGGCTCCGAAGACAAGTCGGCTGAACTCTACACGCATATCATTCGGCATCAAGAACACTGGGAAGTGTATCAGGAAGCGGGCGGTCTTAAGATTGCCGATACAGATGGGACATACCCACTGGATCGTTGCCCGTGGCTTCCTCTGCGTCTCGCCACTCAACCCGGCGAAGACTATGGCCGGTCGTATTGTGAAGAGTTTCTCGGTGATCTGGACAGCCTTGAAGGTTTGTCCGAAACGCTAGTCGAAGGTTCGGCTGCAGCAGCTCGTATCGTGTTCCTCGTAAAGCCGAACGGCGTCACTCAGGTGAAGGTCGTATCGAAAGCGAAGAACGGCGACGTGGCTGTCGGCAACGCCGAAGACGTGACAGTGATCCAAGCGCAGAAGCAGGCCGACCTTGGTGTCGCGCAGAAGCAGGCGCAGGAGATCGCACAGCGTCTGTCTTACGCATTCATGCTCAACACTGCCATCCAGCGCAGCGCAGAGCGTGTCACTGCGGAAGAGATCAAGTACATGGCGCAGGAACTCGATGATGCCCTCGGCGGCATGTACGCGCTCCTCTCGGCTGAGTTTCAGCTCCCCGTCGTGCTCCTCTTTGAGGACCGCATGGAGAAGCTGCGTCAGGTCCCGCCGATGCCCAAGGGCGTCGTCAAGCCTACGATCACCACCGGCATGGCCGCGATTGGTCGAGGCATCGATCTGCGCAACCTCCGCGCATTCACAGCCGACATCGTTCAAACCCTCGGTCCTGAGATCGCCTTCCGCTATCTCCAGCCGACCGAATACATCAAGCGTGCTGCCGCTGCCTATGGCATCGACACTGGTGGTCTCGTCAAGCCCGACGATCAGATCGCACAGGAAGAGCAGCTCGCTAAACTTGAAGCCCTCGCACAGAACCTTGGACCTCAGGCCCTCCAGCAAATGGGTGGCATGGGCAAGGAAGTCGTGAAGGGCGCAGTCCAACAGCAAGTAGGTAACAATGGCCAAAGCCCCAGCTAACGCCGGTTCGGAAGCCTCCTCGGTAAAGATCGAGGAAGGCACTGAAACCCCGGCAACCCCGAACACCATCGCGAAGCCGAAGACCGTCTCGACGGACAACTTCGGTAATCAGATCGAAGAGGCTTAATGAGCACCGCCTCGGTCTCATTCCAGACGGCACCGACCGGCGCAGAAGCCCCGGCAGCGGACCCGACGAAGGACATCAATGCGCAAGCAACGAACCCCGCCGCGCCTGCTGAAGGGTCCAATCCCGACCGGCCTGAGTGGCTCCCGCAAAACTTCGCGACCGTCGAAGACTACGTCAAGTCGAACAACGAAGCGCGAGGAGAACTCACCCGTGCGCAGCAGGAACTCGCTAAGCTCCGAAAAAGTGACAGCGAACAGCCCGGCGCGGGGGCAGAACAGTCTTCGCAGACCCCGGCTGAGAGAGCGGCCAACGAAGCCGTAACCAACGCTGGCCTCGACGTTTCGACGTGGCAGGCCGAGTTCAACGAGACCCGTGATGTGTCCGAAGAGGGCCGTGCGGCAATCGCTAAGGGTCTCGAAAAGCAGTTCGGCAAGGACGCTCGCGCCCTCGTGGACGACTTCATCGAAGGCCAGAAGATGCGCCTCTCCAACGTGGAGAATCAGGTGCATCAGCAGGCTGGTGGCAAGGATCAGTACGCTGCAATGATGCAGTGGGCTTCGACGAATATGTCGGCTCAGGAGATCGCTGCCTACAACACTGCCATGGGCACTGGCGACTTCAACTCGATGTCGCTCGCTGTCGATGGCTTGAAGTCTCGCTTCACCAAGGCTGTCGGCTCCGCACCGAAGCTGCTCAGCGGTGACAACTCCATCGCCAACAACAGTGGTGGCTTCGGCTCCACGTTCGAGATGACGCAGGCCATGAAGGACCCGCGCTATCGCACCGACCCGGTCTACCGTAAGGGCGTCGAACAGCGGGCGATGAAGTCCAACTTCTAATGCTCCAGGGCGATTATTCTCAGCTATCGCCCAAGGCACTCGACACTTCCTTCTACGCTGTCAATCCGCACACCTTCGGTAACTATCGCGCAGGCTACATGACCTTGTGGTCGCGCATGTCGGTTACCAAGGTGAGCGAGGCGTCGAAGCAAGTCCGCCTCGTGGTCGCTCATCAGGATGTCTATAAGGGCATCGAAGCGGCCACGGGGGTGCCGTGGGCAGCAATCGCAATGCTGCATCTCCGCGAAGCCGGTCCTCAGGACGTAGGCCGCTGGGAATGCACACTGCACAACGGCGAACGCATCATCGGCAAGGGCACCAAGACCAAGCTCGTTCCGAAGGGCGTCGGCCCGTTCAAGACATTCAAGGAAGCCGCCATCCATGCCATCCGGCAGGAAGGGCTCGATAAGATCGATTGGGCTAAGGACGGCATCGCGTATCTCGCGTTCGCCTCCGAGACCTTCAACGGCTTCGGCTATCGCAACAAGGGCATCCCGTCCCCGTACCTTTGGGGCGGCTCGTCCGTCCAGCAGAAGGGCAAGTACGTCAAGGATGGCGTGTTCGACCGTAACACCATGGACCCGCAGATCGGCACCATGCCGCTCCTCAAGGTCCTCATGGACACCACCGGATACACCTTTGGCAAAACTCCTGCTGCTGCTGTGGCTGCACCTCAGCCAACCCCAGTCCCGTCCAGTCCCTCGACCTCCAGCGGCATTGATCCGCAGCGTGGGGTAGGGGCGATCCTGAACGTGGTCTATACCGCCATCCAAGCGGTTCTCAAACGAAAGAGCTAACCATGTATCGTCGCATCCTGCGGCGGTGCGGGCGGCTTCCCCTGTTCCGCCTCGGTGCGGCACTGGTCATCTTGAGCCAGATCATTGAGGCCCTCGACGCACTGGTCGGTCTCGACCTCGCGTCCATCCTCCCGGCACACTACAACGTCGCCGCTATTGTCACGGCCATCGGCCTGCTCAAGATCGTCCTTAGGGGCCTCTTCGTTGTCGCTTCAATGTTCCAAACCAAACCGGAGGAGGGCAGCTAATGTGGCTGCTCACCTTCGCACTCAATCTCTTCTCCAGTCCCATACTCGGCAAAGTCGCCGACTACCTCACGAAGCGCTCCAACGACCAAGCCGTCATGCACGGCCAAGACATGACCGCAGCCACGTCCATCGTGGTCGCGCAAATCCAAGCGGAGATCGCAGCCCGTCAAGCCCAGCTCGCGTTCTCCTCGCGTCACGACAAACTCGTGGCATGGATCGTCGCGCCGTTCATCCTCCATGTGTGGATGCTCGTGCTCGACAGATGCTTCCATCTCAACTGGAACATCGAGATGCTACCCGACCCACTCAACGACTGGGAAGGTCGCATCCTTCTATCGTTCTTCATCCTCTCGCCCGCAGCTAACCTTGCAAAGGCGGCTCTCGGGCTGGTGAAGAAGTAGCAACATGGCCGGTGCCTCTACAGCCTCATCAACTGTACGCGCCGGTCCTCTTCTGGATGTAGCTTATAGGGTAAAGCAGCGGCCCACATGCTTGCGTGTGATGAAGTCCGTTGAAGGTGGTTCGAGTCCTCCCGTCCAGCCAACTACACAATCCATAGCGGAAAGCAACGTGCCCCTTTTAAGGGGGCGTTCAGGTCCAAGACCACCGACTAGACGAAGCCTCTTGGCTCACTCTTGATGCATCTGCGGATGCACTGAGCGTGAATAACCTTTTGCGTCTTCCGATGGCGGGTTCGAGGCCACTTCCTCAATCCACTATGGAGACTACCAATGACCGACACCGTCGTGTCCCGCACCGGCCAAGTTAACCACACTGGCGATGCACTCGCACTATTCCTCAAGGTGTTCTCGGGTGAAGTTCTCACCGAGTTCGAGCGCACCACGCTGTTCACCGACAAGCACTTCATCCGACAGATCACGTCGGGCAAGTCGGCGCAGTTCCCGCTGATCGGTAAGGCGTCCAGCCGTTACCATACGCCCGGTCAGTGGATCGATGGCACTGTCATCGACCACGCCGAGAAGGTGATCACCATCGACGATCTGCTGATCGCTGATACGTTCATCGCCAACATCGACGAAGCCATGAACCACTACGACGTTCGTGGTCCTTACTCGCAGGAGCTGGGCCGTGAGCTGGCTCAGGCGTTCGACACCAACGTCGCTCGCGTCATGGTTCTGGCCGCTCGTGCCTCGAACCCGCTGGCCGGTCGTCCGGGCGGCACCCGCATCTCCAACGCCAACATGGACACCGACAAGGACGCTCTGCGTACCTCGCTGTTCTCGGCTGCTCAGAAGCTCGATGAGAAGAACGTCCCCGCTGAAGATCGCACCGCGTTCTTCCGCCCGGCCCAGTTCTACATCATGGCTCAGGACACCACGCTCATCAACAAGTTCTACGGTGAGACGGGTGGCGATCTGGGCAAGGGCTCGCTGGAGACCGTCGCTGGCTTCCCGATTGTGAAGTCGAACAACGTTCCGGCTGTCGATGACACCGCGAACACCGCCGTTCACGCCAAGTATCGCGCTGACTTCAGCAAGACCGTGGGCGTCATCTCGAACAAGATGGCCGCTGGCACCGTCAAGCTGATGGACCTCGCGATGGACGCTCAGTACGAGCCCCGCCGTCAGGGCACCTTCATGGTCGCCAAGTACGCGGTCGGCCACGACTGGCTGCGCCCTGAGTGCGCGGTCGAACTCTACAAGGCGTAAGCCTTCCACCCATGCCGGGGACCTTCGGGTCCTCGGTTTTTTTCGTTTGAAGGATCACAATGGATACCACTGCGCTCGCTCCCATGACGGAGCTTGAAGCCATCAACGACATGCTGTCGCTCATCTCTGAGAGCCCGGTGGCCTCCCTTGACGAGGCATCTAGGGTCGCTGATGCACAGACTGCGGTGCAGATACTGCGCCGACAACTACGCGACACCCAGACCCGCAATTGGGATTGGAACACCGAGAACGGGATGTGGTTCTCGCCCGACATGGACGGCAACATCGTCCTGCCGCGCAACTGCATCAAGGTCGATCCGACCGATCCGCGCCTCGATTATGTGCGCCGGGGCGACAAGCTCTGGGACCGCACCAACAAGACATTCAACATCGGCAAGCGTGTCCAGCTCGACATCGTCTTCATCCTCCCGTTCGAGGACATTCCTGAAACCGCCCGCCGCTACATCAGCATCGCCGCTGGTCGCAAGTTCGAGAACCGCATCATCGGTGACAGCACTTCGCATCAGATCAACGAAGCGGATGTCATGCAGGCGTGGGCGATCCTGTTGCAGGAGGAATGCGACAACGCCGAACTCAACGTAGTGAAAGACAGCTCGACCGTCCGCAATATCAGCCACGGTCGCTACCGAAGGTAAATGACTAAGCCTGCCTCTGGCACAATCCCGAACCTCGTCAACGGCGTCTCCCAGCAAGCCCCAGCACTCCGTCTCCCCACCCAGTCGGAGCTGCAGGAGAACTACTACTCCACAATCGTGGAAGGCTTGAAGGACCGGCCACCGACCGAACACATCGCCAAAATCCTCGACACTCTCCCGACGAACGTCTTCACGCACATCATCAACCGCGACATCAACGAGAAGTATCTCGTGGTGTTCGACCCGGAAGATGGCATCCTGCGTGTATTCGACTTCAACGGCGTCGAGCGTGAGGTCTTCTATCCGCGCGGCTTCGACTACATCAAGGACGCCACCAGCGACATGCTGCGTGCCGTCACCGTGGCCGACTACACCTTCATCACCAACACCACCGTAGCCACCGCTATGGACACGGAAGTGCAGCCGACGCGCAAGCCCGAGGCACTGATCAACGTCCTCGCGGGCAACTACGGCAAGACCTACGCAATCCGTATCAACGGCGTCGTCGCGGCCCAGTACATCACTCCAGATGGCGATCAGGCGTCTGAGGCTCCGTTCATCGACACGGTCTACATCGCCTCGCAGCTCGATGCGTCGCTCACGGCCAACGGCTTCAATGCGGGCGGCTGGCACTCGAACCGCTACGGCAACGCCATCCACATCTTCCATGAGCTGGGCGTCCAGTTCAGCGTCGAGGTGCAGGACGGCTACAATGGCAATGCCATGAAGGCCGCGAAGGGAAGCGTACAGCGCTTCTCCGATCTGCCTGCGTTCGGCCCTGATGGGTTCACCATCGAGATCGCGGGCGACAACGGCAACACCGGAGACAACTACTACGTCCAGTTCCAGAAGGGCGTGGACGGTCCCGGCGTGTGGAAGGAAGCTGTGAAGCAGGGCGAGAAGCTCTACCTCAAATCCGCGACCATGCCGCATGCGCTGATCTCGGAAGCTGACGGCACGTTCACGTTCGACGAGATCGAATGGGACCCGCGTAAGTGCGGCGACAGCGACAGCTCACCGGACCCGTCGTTCGTCGGCGACTACATCGAAGATGTCTTCTTCCATCGCAACCGGCTCGGCCTGCTGTCTGGCGAGAACTCGATCATGAGCCGCAACGGTTCGTTCTTCGACTTCTTCCGCACCACGGCTACCGCTGTCCTCGACGATGATCCCATCGACGTTGGCGCATCGCACGTCAAGGTCTCGCTGCTCAAGCATGCGGTGCCCTATCAGGATCAGCTCGTGCTCTTCTCGGAGCAGACGCAGTTCACTGTCAGTGGCAACGATCTGCTCACCCCGAAGACCGTCTCGATCCGTCCGCAGACTGAGTATGTGTGCGATGGAAACGTGAGACCAGTCGGCCTGGGGCAGTCCATCTTCTTCGCTGCACGGCGAGGGGATTACAGCTCGATCTGGGAATACAACATCGACAAGGTCTCGCAGACCGCCTCGGCCAACGAGGTCACCGCTCACGTCCCGGCCTATGTGCCGAAGGGTGTGTTCAGGATGGCCGGTACGTCCAACGAGAGCGTCCTTGCGATGCTCGCATCCAGCGACCCCACGCGCATTTATGTCTACCGCTTCTACACATCCTCGGATGGACAGAGGCTGCAGGCGGCGTGGCAGCGTTGGTCACTGCCGGGCAACCCGAAGATACTGAACGTCGAGTTCATCGAGAGCGATATGTACGTCGTCGCAGAGCGCGAGGACGGTGTGTATCTGGAGAAGATCAGGATGCAGCCGAACGCCTTCGATGAGGGCCTTGGCTTCCTCGTGCGGCTCGACCGACGCATCCATACCGATAAGCTCCCAGCTCCGGTCTACAGCCCGCAGTATGGCTACACTGTCTACACCCTGCCTTACATGCCGTCCGAGAACATCGTGGCGGTCACGTCAACAGGCGGGACGACGCTGCCTGCCATCGAGCTGCCGGTCTCCGCGATCAGCTCTGACGGTCTGCAGGTTGCCCTTACAGGCGACACCCGTGGCGCGAAGGTGTGGTTCGGTGAACCCTACGAACGCCGCTATCGGTTCTCTCGGTTCTATCTGCGGCAGCAGTCGGCCAACGGCGGCAGCACGGCTGTACAGTCGGGGCGGCTCCAGCTCAAGCAGTTGACGCTGGCTTACAACAACTCGGCGTACTTCCGCGTCGAGGTCACTCCTGAGGGGCGGCAGACCTACGTCTACGAAATGACGGGGCGCACCTTGGGCAACGCTCAGAACATCCTCGGTCATATTCCGCTGCGGTCGGGCAAGATGTCGATCCCACTCATGTCGCGCAACGACAGGATCACCATCGACCTTAGCTCGTCCAGTTGGATGCCCTCGGCATTCATCAACGCGGAATGGCAGGGGACACATAACGAGAAGGCAAGAGAGCTTTAATGGGCTACGTCCAGCGGGCAACCGTTGAAGACGTTACGTTCATCTCCAAGAACCTGCGGCAGGCAGATCGAGACGAGTGCGATGCTACACTAGCAACGCTGCCCGAATTGATCCTGCCGCAGGCCGTGGCTCCCGGTCGGGATGTGTGGACATTCCACCTGAACGACGGGACCCCGGTTGGAGTGTTCGGCGTCGATAGAACACCAGACCCGATGGTCGGCATCGTATGGATGCTTTCGACCGACGAGATCAAAAATCACAAACGAGAGTTCCTCGTGGAGAGCAAGCCGTATGTGCTCGCACTCAACGACGACTTCCCCATCATCACCAACATGGTGGATGCGCGGAACACCTTACATCACCGCTGGCTGAAATGGCTCGGCTTCTCCTTCCTTCGCAGGATCGAACGATGGGGTGCACGCAGCGTCCCCTTCTATGAGTTCGCAAGGATGAAACAATCATGTGCATAATGGCACTGGGTGCGCTCGCACCTATCCTCGGCATGATCAGCAGCATCGGCTCCGCTGTCGTCGGCTATGCCGCGCAGAAGCAGCAGGCTGATCAGCAGAATGCTTACTACGCCCAGAACGCTCGGGCGGCTCAGATGGCTGCTGTCAACCAGTACGCCAACCAGCAGAACCAGATCATCCAGAAGCGCAACGCAGCGAGCCAGCAGGTTGAGGAGACGCACATCGCGGCCCTCAAAGCCCGTGGCACTGCGCACGTCGCGTCCGGTGAGGCTGGTGTTACTGGCCTCTCTGTCGATGCCCTCATTGACGACTTCTACGGTCGTGAGGGTCGGCGCGTCGATAGCATCGATCAGAACTACGAGATGGACCGCGACTACATGCGGGCCAACATGGAAAGCACTGAGGCTCAGGCCCAGCAGCGCATCAACAGTGTCCGTCAAGCCAGTGAACCGTCCTTCGCAGACGCCGCCATCCGTATCCTCGGAGGTGTCGCCAGCGGCATCGGCGGCATGGCTAAGGGCGGCATGACACAGGAGTTCGCGAGCTAATGGCGCGACAAGGACGAGTACAAGTCGAGGAGCTGCAGGGGCCGGTTCCTCTGCAGGCTGCACCACTGCCGGGCGACACCTTCACGGGTGCCGCTCAGGCCCCCATCAATACGGACCTCACGCGCCTCGCGGATGCACTGAGCAGCTTCAACACCTCGCTGTCCAGCTTCGGCACCGCTGCCAAGCAGGCCCAGCTCAAGGCGCTCGACGAGGCTGAGGGCGCTCGCGCCAACAAGATGATTGCAGGCTGGACACCGGAGCAGGCCCGTGAGGCTGTGCAGAACGGCACGCTCGCCAACTTCCAGCATCCGCACTGGAAGGCCGCAGTCGAGAAGAACAGCGGTCAGGCTTACGGCGAGCAGATCATGGGCTCCATTCAGGAGCAGATCAAAACGGGTCAGATCGACCTTAGCTCGGATCAGGACAACATCTCGGACGTGGTCACCAAGGCCACCAACGACACGATGCAGAACCTGCCGCCGTGGTTCCTCGCATCCAAGTCAGGCATGGCCGGTCTCATGCAGCGCGTCGAGGCTGGTCGAGATCAGCTCATCCGTGCCCAGACCGAACAGCGTGCTGCGGCCTTCACGCGCAAGCAGGAAGGTGTCGTCTACGAGCAGTTCAGCAAGATGTTCGACGTGACCACGGGTCAGCCCGCCGACATCACGCAGAGCAAGATCAGGGGCGTCTACGCCGACCTCGGCAACAGCAAGTTCCTGCGCAACGATCAGGTGGATAAGGTCCTCATTGACGTGCTCCGCAACAAGGCCGCTGATCCCAACTCCGTTGAAGCTGTCGTGCATTCGCTCAGCATCGACCGCGTCGGCAAGGATGGCGAGAAGGTCCCGGCGCTCGGTGCCAACCCGCGTTACGCTGCGGACATCGCCCAGATCAGGGACACCGCTCGCGCCACGTTGACCAAGAAGTACGACGACACTGCAGAGGCTACGGCCAAGCAGAACGTGCGTGACGCCATCGATCGGCAGGACGGTTCACTCTGGACGATGAACTCCCAGAGCTACGAGAACCCGTATGCGAAGGGTGACAAGAGCCGCACCATCGACATGAGCAAGACCAAGGACGCGGCGGCTACGGACTACCTGACCTACAGCAAGCAGCTCGCTGGCTCGCGTCGGGAGAGCCCGGAGAACCAGTATCAGCGGGAGTGGAATACACTCACTGCGAACAACATGCCGAACCCGGCTTGGACTGAGATGCTGTCGAGTCCGTCGAAGGCGTTCGCCAACCCGCAGTCGCTCACCAACCCAGTGCAGAGGCAGCAGGCCATCGCCTCGGGCGAGCTGTTCATGCGGATGTCCGAAGCGAACTATCCGTATGTGAAGAACACGCTCAAGCTGGACAAGAACGCTCTGGACTTCAATCAGGTCTACGCGGTCGCGCGTCAGCTTGGCAAGAACGAGGATCAGGCTCTCGACATGGCGGCGGCTGCTATCCGCACCCCCGACAACGAGAACGACATGGCCGTGCGCTCGCAGCGTGCGAAGGATGTCGAGGCCAAGGTGAAGTCGATGGACTTCGGTACCGGCTGGTCGAGCTACATCCCGTTCAACAACAGTAACGCCAAGAACAGCGGTGCGGTGCAGAAGCGCATCCTCGACGTGGCTACAGTGCTCACTCGCGTCCCCGGCATGTCGCTGGACGATGCAGTCAAGGGTGCAGCCGAGATGGTGCAGAAGCGCTCCATCTATGTGAACGGTCACGTCGTGGCCGACAACGGCTACATGCCCCCGAAGCAGTTCACGGGCAACATCGAGAAGGCTCTCGCCGACTACCACAAGCAGTACGGCAAGGCCGAGGCTGTTGGCTCTGCCAGCGACCTCAGCATCGAACCCATGGGCGGCGGCACGTTCCGCATCATCGACGCCTCACAGGAGGGCGGCAAGCCGCTCTACGCGCAGGACGCCAAGGGCCGTGTGATCCCCGCTACGATCACGATGGCTCAGCTCACGCGCATGCAGAAGGACACCGAGGCGGGTACCGAAGTGACCCGTGAAGCTGCCCAGCAGGAACAGCTCCGTGCTGCTCAGGCTGCGGATGCCAACCGTCTGCGCTCGACGCCTGATCGTCTGCTGTCACCAGCACAGCGCGAGACGAAGCGGGCACTGGGTCCAGACCCGGCGCTCGATGCCTTCACCAACCTCAACGGCGGCGCGGAGATGATCCCACCGCAGCAGTTCGAGGACACCTTCAAGAAGCTCTTCCAGCGTCCCCACGGGCGTCTGGGCAAGCAGAACTAAACCCCATCAACCGGCGAGGGGAGAGCTGAGGCTCTCTCCCGCTCATTAGGATATCTCAATGGATGAACTCCAGCAGCAGCCTATCGTCCCTGAGGGTGACGTTGTCGTTGCACCCGAAGTCAAGGAAGAGGTTGCTAAGCCAGCCGTCGAGGCCGCTCCGTCACCGGACGCCGCGCAGCCGGTAGCCAACAGCCAGGTCGAAGCGCAGCCCATCGCGCCAGTCGCCGACGAAGCACTTCTCAAGGGTCTCGAACATGAAGCACCGATGCAGGTGCCGACCGAGGAGAAGCGGTCTCCCGTAGTCTCCTCTGCCGTTCAGCAGCTCACGCCGTTTCTGGGCGCGGGCAAGGACACCTC